GATTCTGGGCCTTCTTGTACTAATTTGGTGATGTCACCGAGTAGGTTAGAACCGGTAGTGCCAACTACACCGCTGATCAATGCTTCTGCAAGTTCTGGCGACATAGAATTACCAAATAAAGTTGCAACCCATTTAGCAAATGCGTTTTGATGATCGTCCATAACCTCGATAGAACCAGTTTCGTCATTATACACAACATAAGACGTGTCTGTCAGTTTTTTGCCAGTATATGGGTCAGTACCAGAAGCTAACATGTATGCTGATTTGACAGGGATTGGAGCAATCTGAGAGAATACTCTAGACACACCACGACCAATTCTGTCGAAGATAGTTGGGTCTTGGATCATCTTGTCCATATCAATTGTCGAGAAGCCTTGCAAATCAATTGGTGAAAGACCCAAAACATCATTCATCATAAGTTCCCAGAAATCGTTTTTGTTGGCGTCTTCTAGGTATTCTACAAACTGACGGAATGGAGCTACGATCTTGCTAAGTTCCTGTGGCATAGGGAAAGATACTGGCTCGCCATTAAATACGAATACAAAGCTATCTCGTTTCTGATATTCAGGAATATTCATGTAGACCGCCTTGTTCTCTTCATTGCTCAATGACATACCGGTTAAGTACATAACTGGGAGAATCAAGCCACCCATCATACGGCCAGTAATACCAACTGGGTCCAAGCACCACATACGCCAGAAGGACTTAGAACCGTTGATTGCTGCACGGAAGTATGGAGTAGAATCAGCAATCGCCTGCATGTGGTAAAGCTGACGAGAGAAGTTAGTGGTTGCGTTGTTCATAGCAAACTCTGCCAATACGCGAGACTGTTCTATAGTATAACCTTCCTTCATAGCGTCGTTGAGGTTATTGGCGAACACTCTATTTCTGAGGTAATTCTCACGTTTGCCGTTAAGCAAGTCTTCTGGGTTCCATTTGTCTACCAAAGTTTGGAGTCTAGTTTTCATATTCGAAAGCTTCGTTTCTGTATCAGAACCGTATGCTTTCTCCATAAACGTCTTGTAAAGAGTACGCTCAGTTGATGATGGAGCCTTCGCTGCACCACGCATGAGTTCCCTAGAGACTGCCGTTTCTTCGATAGTTCTTCCGGTCTCTTTGGCCATTCTTTCGATACGTTCCATCTCTTCTGGTTGGAACCTCTTAATCTGGTCGACAATGTTTTGGCCGAACACATCTACGAGGTTGTCGGCACAAGAGCGAATAGTCTGCCATGCGCCACCTACGAAGATTGCGTTGCCGAAATCGCGGAAGAGCTGATTACCGAATGAGGTAAGGTTAACACCGGTAGTGCCGTAACGGAAAAGCTTTGACAACTTACCGTTTATTCTTGCTACGACACTAGCTTCTGCTTTCTCCATTCGATATCTGTAGTTGAATAGAGATGCGAACGCAGGGTCAACCTGAGCGTAGACTTTTCTACCCTCATCATCTAGGTAAGTGACATAATCGACACCAACTCTTTCTTCAGCTTCATTGATTCTGCGGTTGATTTCTTTAACTCTTTCATAGAGCTCTTTAGTATCGGTCAACTCTTGGTTAAGAACCCTAGCTGCTTGTTGAGCGCTACCAGTTTCAGCCTCAACAACATTTTTGAGCATTTCACTTGCTTTTTGTTTAAGAGCTTTCACTTGTTCGTGTTGCAAATTTAAGCCCTTGACGCTTTCCTCGATTTTGTCAGACAATAAGGCCTTTGCTTGGTCCATATTGCTATCTTTGGCTAACTCTTTGAGAATATAATATCGGCTTGCCGAGTCTGCACCGTTTGTGGTTCTCAGAAGTGCCTTCATGGTTTCAGTCATACCTTCGGCACTTAATACGCCTTCGACATAATCATTCACTAAGCCTCTACAGGCTTCCATTACGCCCATTACAAATTTGTCAGTATCTAGGTTCTGGATACCATAGAGCTCACCCCTCAGCTTGGTAACAAATACGCCCTGATAAAATGCCTCTTTGCCCTCTTCAAGGTTTCTAGCGGCTTCATGTAGTATTGATGATGTCGCAAATGACTTGTCACCCATGAGGTATGCTTTCTGTAAACCTGCCTCAAAGTCTGGGCTATCGGCCATTTTCCTAAAGTCTTCAAATCCTACTGGTACTGAATCGGCTTTTTTGGCTCCAAGCTGGTTAAAGAATTTATCCCAGGCAGTTCTTCTTGACTCATCGTCATAGTGAGCATGCCCACCGTGTTTAGTGTAAAGCTTCTCAACTTTCTCATCACGCCATTTAAAGATTTCATCAGACTTGCCTTTTTTAGAAGCCCAATCAATCCAAGCGTCATTCTTTTGATACTTCTTAGGAACCTCGAACTTCTTAAACATCGCCTCATCGGCTTCTTTAAGAATCGTTTTGTATCCAGTGCCATCAACTGCAGTTGTCTGGCGAATAGTGAGCGTATTTCCGCGAGCAGGATTGTAAGACTCATCAATATCCATGTTCGCTTTTACTGCTGCATCTTTGACCATGGCCTTCTGGATGTCGTTCATGTCACCGTCGAACTGAATATAGCCATGCCCAGTAAAGTCTGCCTTTGTGTGATCAGCTTTGATACCAGAGCGTGAGCTATATGTCTTGTAGCCACTCTCGTTAATTTCCTGGATTCTATCAGCGATTTCGTAGTCTACGTTTACCTTATCTTTGCCGATCTTGACTTTCTTTACCTTTGAACCAGCCCTATCGACAGAGTAATCTTTGGAAACTGGGTATGTGGTGCTAGCCTGCTCTTTGATGTAATTCTTGACTTCATGAGTCTGTTTCTTGTACCACTCACGATAGCTAGTTTCATCTTTTACATCATCAGTTAACTTAGAGGCTGGAGTTTTGAGAGTGCCTCTCATGCTAAGGTATTCAGCCGTTTCAGAAGGAGATAAACTAGATACAGCAGCTTCCTTGACTTCGCCGTCAACAGGCGTTCTATGCGATCTGCCGTGTTTCTTGATAACAGGAATCTCAGCGTTAAAGTTCTCTTTGAATGCTCCTAAGTTACGTGCAACTGCGGCTTGTACTGCGGCTTCACCGGCTTTAACAGCTTTAGCGTATTCTGTTTCCTCACCAGAGATCACGGTGATATTTGTAGCATTGCTACCCCATCCAGAATAGCCCTTCCATAATTCTGCGTTGACTCTAGCTTGAGCCATGTGACGAGAACGGACCTGACGCACAAGCTCTGGATCGCGGAAGTGCTCGCCTTCAGATGCACGGAAGGTGAGTTTGTCCATTTCTTGTTCGATAATAGTTTCGATCTTATCATCTTCAGATATCCATCTTCCTCCCGGGTCGACATCATGAGCGATAGGCATGTAACCATTCTCCACCCAAATAGGGTTGCTTTCGTAGCTATCGACCGTAGATTTAACAAGGATTTTCTCATCTACGCCAAACTTATTCAATTGTTTGTAGAAGTCTTGATAGACTTTGTTCTTAATACCATCATCAATGTAGTTGATAATCTCTTGTGGGAGCTTTGTCTTCAAAGATTCAAGGTTATTATTGATTGTTTCGAGGCATGCTTCTGCTTTTTTACCGTTCTCAGTGGCAGTGTTAGCAAACGCTTCGTAGATGTTCTTCTTAAATGACCCCTGCCAGTAGTCAATCACATCCTGGTTCAAAAGACTCTTTGGAGCTACGTCAAGGTTGAACCTCTTGCTCATATCGACAAGACCGAAGTACCAATCCGTAGCTTTTTTGTTCGCACCAGCTAGTTCATCATATAAGAAGCCAGGTTTTCCAGTAGATGGATCGACAATAGGATTAAACATCTCACGCATTTGAGCATCAACACCGCCGGTATAGACATCGATGCCATTCTCAACAGCTTTCAAATGCGTCATGGCATTCTGCCACTCCTTAGCAGAGTCTTCTGTTAGTTCTATGCCATCCCAGCTTAGTTTGATACTCCCAAGCTGCTTTCTAGCGATACGCAAGTTTTGATTGAAGTTCTCAATTTCGATCTTCTTCTTAATGCGATTAGCTTTAGTAGTCTGGTGAGCATCCTCAGCTTTCTTGAGCTGATCCTGAAGCTTCTTGACTACGTTGCCATTCATGCTGTCTTGCCAGCCTTGGAACTTAGTACCGAACGCGGCCTGAGCTTTATTGATATACTTCGTAAGAACTACGTTAGTTGCTTTACCAAGCTTAGTCTTGCCAGCATATTTCACAGCAGATCTTGCGAGACCCATAGGCAACCAGAACTTAGCATTATCACCTGCTTGACCAAGCCAGTAATTTAATGCAATCGCGGCCTTATCATCTGTTTCAGCTGCTTTATTCATAGCAGAAAGCATGTCCCTAAAGCCTGTGGCATCGTAAAGTATAGCATCGTGCATAGTATCGAATATAAACTCAGTCCAGAAATTGCTCTTAATCGCGCCACTAATCGTAGAGATTGCCATGTCAACGCCGTTCAAGACTTTCTCTGCGATATTCATAGATTTGAACGTTATCTCTGCGCCCTTAGCAATTTGATCGGCTTTTTCAAGAGCTTCTGCAATACGAGCAGCTTTTCTAGAATTATTAAGAGCGTGTATACCTTTTGCAGGCAAACCAAGGAGCTTACCTGTTCCCCATGTACCAAGGGCCATACCACCGAGAGTACCCCAAATCTGAGCATTAGTAATAGCATCCCACACCAATGCATTATTCTCATTGAAGTAATCCATCGCCTCGTCCATATCTTTAGTGGCGTTTTGGAAGAACTCACCGTTTCCTGCGGTGACAACAGCTTCACCAATATTAGCTAGGTTAGCAAATGTTCTGGTAGTCTGATGCGCTGCGTTATAGATGAACGACTCAATATACATACCCATCTGTTCCCAATTGGTTCCATTTGGGTTGTGGCTGACGATGTAATTTCTGAATGAGATAAGTTTAGCGGCCTCAGTAGCAGAGTTAAGATTCTTGAACGTATTGCCTTCATCGTCGGTATACTCTTCTTTTGGATCCCAACCACTAGCCTTGAGCGTTCCATCGATGGTAGCTAAGATCGCAGCCATCTCATCCCTACCAATGTTAGACATCTTGTAGACCTTATCAAATTCTTCTTTAGAGACAAGGCCATCTTCAGTCATTAGACCTTTAAGTGAGGAGAATGGGTTGCCGCTCTTACCAAAGCTACCGACATTGAAAATAACAGAAGGAATGTACAAAGCACCAGCGGTTTCTTGACCAGCCATCATGATCTGGCTGTCAGTAAGGTTTTTCGCCTTTTCGCCATAGTGATTGATCAATTCTTCCCTGTAAGCATGAATACTCCTAAGATTCTCCATGTATTTTTCTACGGAAGAGTTTAGCCTTTCGATGTAATCTGGAATTAAGAGATCCTTCTCTTCTTCTTTGCCGGTCTCTTCATTCTTCTCGGTAACCGTGACCTTATAATTAGGGTTCAAACGATAAGCTTGTGAGTATTCTTTAAGCTTATCCTCATCGAACACTCGTCTAAACTCTTCGCTGTCTGTAATATTCTTAGGCGCTTTGATAACAATAGCACCGGTCTCTTTATCTAAAGAAATTGACGCAGGAGAAGTGGCAGAATCATAAGACCACTTGCCGTCGTTCGATTTATACACTGGCCTTGGCCCAGTAGCCGGGATTTTATCTGGAAAGCCCATAGATTGAGCTTCCCTCAGCGTCATTTTCTTCTTTTCGCCAGTTTCCTTATCGGTAAGGGTTACTAATTTGGCTCCGCCAATTACATCGCTTAGCTTTTTCTCATAGTCTTCTTGCATACTATTTTCCTATATATTCGTATTCGTCATTACCGCCATACGAATTCTTACTAATGTAATATCCTCCCCATTGGTCCTGGTATAACGAGCTACCAGAAGGCAATAATACTTGCTTGCCACTAGGCAATGTTATATCTTGTCCTACATAGCTACTCCACCCAAAGCCAGATGTCTTAACTTTAGGATTGTATGGTGAAAGATCCTCAATTTTATTATGCTCAGGAAATACAGACGTTGTGATATTCGTCTTTCCGTCCTCTCCTTCTGGAACTAGCGTATAACCAGTCACATAGCTTTCTTCAGGGTTCTCCCAGTTTGGAATAAAGTTGCCTACTACATGCCCCTCTACCCCCTCTATGCCTGGAACTTCGCCCTCGATTTCAAATTGGGTATTGTCCTCATATTTGACTTCACCATTAGTTGTATCGTCGTTGCTATTCCCGCCGGTATTACTTAGCTCATAGGCACGTTTAGCGTCCTCATAACGCTTCTTCCATGCAGCGATATCATTCTGCATAGCCTGGTTAAGAGCTGCGGCTCTGTTCGCCGCGCGTAAGTCATTTGCTAGAGAAATAGTCTGAGGAGTCTGATATCGTGAAGTCCAATAGCCCTCGCCACCGACGAGACCACCAAGATTGCTCGGTACCGCTGTCCCGAGATTGTAAGTTTGTGTTTTAATCTGTTGGTTATTCGCTTGCTGAGTCGAACGTAGCTTATCTATAAAAGATTCGCCTTCGTCCACGACTAATTGCGGATTAACGTAGGTACGATTTTCAAACTCAGTAGCTTCATTCTCTGGAAGTATCATACCCCCATTATATAATGAGGGTATTGAAAAAGGAAAAATTACTTCTTGCGCTGCAGCTCATTGACAGCATCGATCAGGGCGTTGAGAACTCTCACAGTCTGATCAGGCTGTCTGCTAAGCATTTCAGATGTCAATCTAGGAATTAGAGCCATCTTTTACCTTTACTGGGACACCTTCCTTGCTATAGATATAGACTTCTCCGGTCTCCTCATATTTGACAATAGCGTTGGCATAACAGCCATTTTTAGGGGCCATTTCTTTGGTTAATACTGCCGGAACGCTAATAAACGTTAGCCCACATTCGCACTGCTTCTTGTGGCAGTTCACCTTTGGGCATTCAGGCGTGTTATCGATATCGTAGTTAATTTCCATACCCCCATTATAGTCGATTTGAGCGAAGGATAGAAAATATCCCCTCAGCGAGGCGCGGAGAGGATATTTTAACAACTATTAACTCCTGGAGGAGTATTTCTATTATACCATGCCGAAGGCTGGTATTATTTTTTACCGCCTGCAAATTGGTTCTTGATGAACTCTTCAGCCATGGCTACTTTCGGGTGGCCAGGCATACCCTGACGGCGCAATTTAGCGTCTTGAGAGATTACTTCGTAGGCCTGGTTGATGTTGGAGATAGTATCACCAACTTCGACGTACTCTACAGTTGGAGCATTAGAAGCGTTTGGCTCTGCGCTGGTAGCCTTAGCTGGGACAGTTTGTGCCTTAAGATCAAGGTAACGGCGTACCATTGCATCATTGATAGAACCGTCTCTGTTTAGAGGCTGAATATTGAATGAAGCCATTTCTTTAAGCACGTTCCCGCTGGCGATATCATTAGAGATGGCAGAATACTTATCTTCTCCGGCCAGAGACATAAAGTACTGTTGTGCCAAAAACTCTTGGGCCGTAATGCTTCCATCTGGCGGAGTGTATTGCTGTTGAGGCTGATATTGAGGCTGTTGATATGCTTGCTCAGCTGGCTGTTGAGCTGGTTGAGCTGGCTGCTGTTGTACGGCAGGACTAGGGTTACTAATCTTTGACTTGATTGCGTCAAATCCGCCGTTTGCACGGAAGAATTTGTCGATATCAGCGAGCTGATCGCTGGTAAAGCCGTGCATATCTGGAGCCTGAGCTGGCTCTGGGTTAGTAATTGGTGTTGCTTCAGTCTGCGGAGCTGGTGCTGCGCCGGCTGCTTCTGGAGTGTTTTCCATCCGGACCTTTCTTTTAAATTACATTTTAATAATACTATTGTTCTTGCTTCATAGCAAGTTTATTCTGGTTACGCTGGTGCATAGCCTTTAAAACAGAGGCGACTAAGCTAATATCGCCCAAATTGGCGTACAAAATTGCCGAATCGCTCTTATTAACTGCGGTGTTAAAGTTCTTAACAACGCCGTTCATTGTTTTAGAGAGATACTCGATAATCTCCTCGTCTTTATGGTTAAGCATGTCTGCTATTGGATTCATATTTCTCCTTATGGTTAAATAATTGCAAAACCCGAGTGCTTTCGGCCTTCAATTTGTTGTAAATTTAACGTGCCAGCGTATATCCAGAGAGCAGCGACTAAATCGTCATGCTTACCAGCTTTTGCTGCCATTCTGGTGTACTTGGTTCTGCCATCTTTATCTACTTTGACTTGTTTTACGAACGTTGTCAGTTCATTTAAGGTGTCTTGGTCATGGATTATTATCGACCCACGGTCAAGCATAGCAGTTAGAGCGCTGACATATCTCTCTTTAGTGCTAATAGTGGTTCTGAGGCCAGGCACATGGTCAGCTTTGCTCTTCTTGTCCTGATAGAACCATCTGTAGTAGTGCCTGGCATTTACGGCCACGATAAAACCGTTGGCAACGTTGATTTCAGGGCAGATTTCCGCCTTATTGTAGATCGTGCCGATAGATACGGCCCAATCTGCGTAATCCTCATCCTGCATCATCTTACCCTTGAACACGGCAACCTGCTCATTATTTGCCAAGTCCATTACATGCATAGCAAATGTATCTGTTTCATCAGATTGAGCGGTAATAGGGTCTATCGCGATACGGTATCGGTGGCCATAGATAGGTTCTTTGTAAATAGTCATAGGAGAGATGTCGGTCTCCTGCGCTTCTACCTTACCAGTGGCGAGGTCGGTCATGATTTTATACTGCTTGCCCTTCATGACGTTAGGCTCTTGCTTCTTGATGGACTCTTTATTAAAGACCATCTTATCAGTGGTCATATTGATAATGTCATCAACAGACGATGGGAACTCATAGCGCATATTAGAGGTACGTAGCTCACGATCATGGTACCAGCCAATCTTCTGGAACCACTCTTCACGTGGGATACCGTACTTAATCATCTCTGGTATAACAACTGTCTTATCGTATTCAGTCAATTTATCCTCTGTAAATCCTAATTCGTCTCCCTCACGCCCATACACGAGGAACCAAGGGATGAATATCAGTTCCATCTTGTCTGGATGCTCTAGTGCCAATTTCACCTTATTAAGGAAGTAATCGGTCAAACGATCAGAGAACGTACCGATATAGGCGGTAAATGACCAGCCGTAGCTAGAGATAGCGCCGGAAACGGCATCTTCCACCGCCTCTGGGTTGCGATACTCAGAAGGCTCGTCTGCGAGCCAAACCGACACCGTACCAGAACGGACGGAGTTAGAACCTGCAGATGTGATTTCATAGTAGCCACCACGGCGAATGCCCTTAATGTCGGTGTACTTGAGAAGAGTAGAAGTCCCAAGTGTATCCCTCTCGATTGTTGGGAAGATCGCTGACGGGACATTAGTGATGATCGGTTCGAGCTTCTGTTTGAAGAATTTGGTCGCAGCGGTAGCCTGATGCATTGTTGTCACAAGGTTAAGGTTCTCCATCCCTGGGACATAGGCAATAATATAGTTCGAGATTGCAGTTAACAAAGTAGATTTACCAAACTGGCGTGGGCCTAAGATAATACACTCCTTATGGCTAGTAGCACGGGTATTCTTGTCCACATAGCTCATAATCGTCTTAGCGATCATCTGTTGACCCTTGTTTAACTTAGGATGGACATACTGCCTAGTATCACGATCCTGCAACATCAAGCAGTTCTCAAAATAATACTTAAAACCCTCGTAGTCTCCAGACAAGGCGCTGCGAATCTGGTCAGGAGTTAAATAATCATCGCCCAAATAATCGTTTTCTAGTCTAACTGCCACAAATCCTGCCTTTAGCTATATTAAAATATTCATCATTCATCTCTATGCCGACGAACTTCTTGTTGAACATTCTGCAAGCAACTCCAGTAGTCCCAGACCCCATGAACGGGTCTATTATTGTTGCGTCGTCAGGCAATATACCAACTAAGCGCCTCATTACCTCTATTGGCATCTGGCATGGGTGCCCAGTTTTTTCTTTGGACACATTTTTAACCTGATTGACTTCCCACCAGTCGTATATCTTCGCCCCGCCAGTGCCTTGAGCCAGCAAACGTCTAGTCTTTGCAGAATCTTCCCTATACGGTTGTCTTACCTTCTTAAAGTCCGGCAGTACACCAAAAAAGGCTATGTCGCGGTGCTGTCTGTTCATATTGGACGGATACACCCAAGACACAATTTCATCTGGTATTCTGTTCATTTTGAACGCTAGCTTATATAAACTCTCAGGGTAATGTATCACTACACTAGGAGCAAGAGAGAAAATGCCACTAAGCCATTTGTAATATTCGTCTTCTGGCATATCATCTTCATACTCGTTGTAGTGATACTTGATATTAAACGGCGGATCGGTAACAATGATAGGATTCTCTACCTCAGCTATAACCTTCTCCAGGTTGTCTGAACAGTTGCCATGTATCAATCTGATATTATTGTCCATTGATTGCCTTACTTATAGCGTCAGCTTCTTCTCTGCGTTGGCGCTCTTCGTCGCTCTCTCTCCTAGGGAGGATGTCGTTCCCCTTAAGAGATGCGTTGAGCTTGGCGATAGCATCGGTTACAGCGGTAACCATCGCTGGATCGCCCTTCTCATCTGGGCCTAATCTGTCGAGAAGGTCATAAAGAGTCTTGATGGCCTTATTATTGAGGTCAGTAATGCTTGGGGCTGGATTTCCGCCAATAACTTCGTACTCCATTATTCCTCGGTTTTCTTCTTCTTAGTGGTTTTCTTCTTCTTTGGCTTCTCTTCTACCTCTGGCTCTGGTTCTGCGCTAATAGTAGCCTTGACGTAACCACCAGGCAAATGCTCTTCGGCGACGTACTCACGGTGTAAGTCACGGCGGCAGAAGCGAGAAGTTTGCATCATAGCCTCGTGTAGACGAGGGGCAGTGAGACAAATCTCTTGGACGACAAGACCGCCTTCTCTCTCTAGCTGAGCTAGACGTGGAGAGGTAGTAGCAGCCTTCATGTCGGCCTCGATACGGTCAAATTGTTTCATAAGTTCTCGCATGCGAGAAGCAGCTAATTCAGGGTGTCGTGGGTCCATTATGCGTAGTTCTCCCCATTAGAGGTAACCGTTTCGCCAGATCCGATCATATCGCCCTCTTTAGCCATTGGTTTGTGCTTGCGTGGCTGAACGGCAGCTTTGCCTTCGCCATCGTCAGCAACGGTAGTGACGGCACGAACGTTCTTTTCGTCGTACTCGTGGCCAACCTCTTCCTTGTATTTGGCACGGATAGTCTTCTTAAGAAGCTCTTTATCGAATGGATCAGTCACAGCCACATAGACTTCACCAGTCTTCTCAAAATAAACATACTTGCCACGACGAGTTCTGTAGATCTCGTTTTCAGCAAGTTTGCGGACTTTTGGGATTTGGAAGTTATGGTTGACGTCGATCCAC